GCAATGTTCGATCTCCCGTTCAACCATCTGGCATCCGAGATTCTGGAACGGGAGATCGAACATTGCGTTGACGACTTTTCGTGTCAGCCATCGCTTTGTCAGCGATGCGCTCGTAAGTTCGATCACGCCCGTTTCCGGGTGCCAGTTATGGTAGAGTGTACCGGCGATAAGCCTGTCACCATCGAATACACCCATCGTGCAATAGTCGCGGATCGCCTCGGCCTTTTGCCAGATCAACTCACAGACGAAGCGACCGACCGTCGTATTCTGCAGCGGCGATGAACGAGGTCCGAAGTAAACCGGCGTCAAGTGAATGCATCCCCGGATTCGAAAGTGACATCCAAGGTGACGATCTCAACATCGAGAGGCACCACTGCGCCGCTCGTTACCTGGAACACTGGTGCAAGGCGATAGCCGTTGCCGCCGACTGAATGCCGGCGCTTCGTAATGACCGCGCTACGGTTTGCATCCCAGATTGATAGATCCCAAGTGGCGTTGTCCCATTCGTTGCCGACTGGCACCAAGGACGAATCCGGCGGCGCTCCTACAGCAGTGTCGAAGTCGAAAAGGCACGAGACTTTCTCGTTAATAGCTGCGCGGCTCTTGGTTTCCACCCTGGCCATACGCGCTGACTTGTTCGCAGTCGGTTTGCCTACATCCGAGAACAGCGGAACATAGACCCCGGTGTAGGGATCACCGTTATCCGTTCCTCCAACCATCGCCTCGAACACGTATCCGTTGTCCGAGCCATAGAACAGCCGGCCATTCCACGACAGAACGCAGTTCGCGCGCCAATTGGTGAATGGTGCCCAAGCTCCGGTGTTCGCGTTGGAGACAAACCAGATGGGGTCGAGCGAGTCAGTATTGGGCGGAATGACGATCGCCATCTGACCTTCCGGCCAGACTTCGCAATGCCAATTCCTGCCCCGCGCGTTGATCGCATCGTTCCAATCGACATTGATAGGATAGCTAACCGCGTTCGGCGCCAGAACCGAGTAATCGACCTGAACAGCTTTGGACAAAGCAATATCGCCAACGTCGGTCGCAATCACGATATCGCCGCCAGCTCGGATGAACCCGTGCTTCCCAAGCGGCTTGCCGACGCTATAGACGCCAACCTGCGACCAAGACGCATCCGAGGGGTTGATACCCTGGAATACTGCGCTCTCACCCTCGGTCGTGGTAAACACGTTCTGGGACGATAGACCGCCCGAATCCGACGACGACAAGGACCATGATTGGCCCCAAAGCAATGAACCGCCCTTATCGAAGAAGCCATTCAACGGGTAAGGCTTAAGCTCGCCGCCAATCATGTCGGGTTCGAGGTACCAGGCGCGAAGGCTGTTCTTCTCGATGAAGTAAAGCGCCTCCTTGTAGATCCAGACGAACGCCAGATCGGCGGTCGTAAGGCCGGGATATGCGGAAGGGAACGTGATAGCCGTCGCAACCGTCGTGGCCGTACCATTCGCAAGCGCAGCACCGCCGCTGCCTGTCAGCGTCTCGTTATTTTGGAATGCGGCTCCAGTCTTGTTGGTTAGCCAAAGCGTACCTTCATTGGGCGTAATAGACGGGACAACCTTATAAACCGTCGCAGTCGCGCCCGACGTACCGCCCGTGACAGTACCGCCGGCTACAAATGGCAGCGTCTGAGTGTCATAGTTGAGCTTTAGAACGTCACTTCCGGCATATGGGAAGAAGTCGGTCCCGTCGAAGATGAAAGCCGTAGACTCCCCGTTCACGCCAACCAGATAGGTGCCGCCGGTGATCCCGAACTGTACCGTAACCCAATCGCCGCCTAACGTGCTCTCGTAGACCTCCAGCCCCTCGCCCGAGTTCTCGCCGATCGTGTTGTCATCATCGTCAATAAGAAGGTCGTCGCCCTGGTCAACCGAGAGGCTGAAATTCTCGGGATAGGCAACTGTCGTGATGTCATAAACCGTGTCTTCCGTGGCGCCGAACATTCGGACGTTCTCGCCGACGATGTATTTGAACAGCGACAGAACGGGCAGACCGGTATTGCTGATTTGTGCATATACATTCGTCCCGCGGCGCAGAACGCATCCGGTTGCGGTCGGAAAGAAGTTGTCGAGACGCTGCGCGCCTTGCGGCATACCTTCGCCGGTCGGAATGGCCAAGGCGCGATTGCTGATCCAGCCGGCGACAGGAGCCGTGAACGTCGCTACCTCTGCCCGCCTGCGACGGTTTGGGGTTGAGGCTGGAGATCCGCGTAACATCAGCCTAGCGCCCATGGCCAGCCAACGCTGACGTTAAGCCCACTCCAGTCCGGGCCGCCCTTGCGGATCACCCTGGAGCCTTTGTCTCGCGACATGGATTGGGACAAGGCAATGTCGTAGTTTCGGATATCCTCCTGATAATCCATGCCCTTCATGGACTTCCAGCGCCAGATCAGTCCCAGCGTCAATAGACGGTCGTCCAAGGCGAAAGTATCGTCATCCCGGTCAAACAATGCCTTTGGCGCACCAGCTGCAGTGCGAGCCCATTTATTGCTGACGTAATAGAACCGAGCGTCCTGCCCCGAGCTAATTGTCGGAACGAACTGCATCACATTCTGCAGAATGGTCCAGTAACCAGGCGGAATTGCAGGTAGCAGCGCCTTCAGATCCTGCCAGTTGTCCAAAGACGGTGAACTGGCATACCGCATATAGGTCCAGGTGCCGGAGTGAATATCCGTTCCATTCACCATGCGGTCATAGTCATCAGGCAGAGGCCATCCTTCAGTCACTCCATCGCCGGTCAACACTTTAAGCGTGGTCAACGCCTGCCAATCATTCGCCTTTGCAATATCCGTGGCCGCTTCATTGGCGAGGCTTGCGATTTCCACGCAAATCTCATCGTCGGAAGCGAACACAGAGTTCGGCCGTCTTGCGACAAGCCTTGCAATGGCGTCCTGACAGGCGCTGAGAACGCTCATCAGGCGGCCGAAAGCTCACGGATGGATGACAGAAGCGTGGCGCGTGACGGGTTGCCACGGGGCTTGCTGCCAGTGATCTCGGCGATCTTCTCCTTCAGCATATCCTCGCTCATGGAGTCGAACTCATCGTTTGATGCCTTCAGAAGCGCTTCAATCTCTTCCGGCGAAGGCTCCTTGACCGGGATCTGCGCCTTCAGGGCGGCAAGTTCGGCACGCAACGCCGCCATTTCGGCCACGCCGTCATTGCTCTTCGCGCGATCAGCCATGTAAGCGCGGGCCATCTCCTTGAGGGAATTGCTGACCATGCCGAGGCTCTTGAGAGCATCTCCTTCCAGGTGATACAGCGCCTCGATCGAATAGATGCGAAGCGCGCGGCACAGCGACAGGTTGGCGTCGGACATGCCGTATGCGTTCAGCATCTCAAGCGGAGTGCCCTGTGCTTCCTGATTGGCGCCCGCAACGAAGGAGCGGTACTGATCGGACCAGCGCTCGGCATAAGTGATCTTTTGGCCGTTCTCGGTCTTCCAAACCGCATCGACCGGGAAAACCGGGCAGTAATGCTTCGTACCGGCGAACCGGACTTCAACCACCTGGATCATCTTCTTGACCAGATGGCCTTCGCGCTCCGACTTGTTGATGTCCTCGATGCTCTCGTATCGGAACAGCGGAGTGATCGTGATCTCTCGCGTATCAATTGCGACTGAATCGGCCATTGTGTTTCCTTGTCTGAGGAGGAATAAAAAAGGACGGCCCGAAGGCCGCCCCTAAGTTGCGGGAGGACTGGCTTAGGCCGGAACGGCGTTCTTGGCGCCGCGGCTGACGTGGAAATACTGGCCGGACGTGATGGCCGTATTGACCGGCGTATAGAACCCGCCGGATCCCGTTGCGACGGTGTAGCCCGGCATGGTGATAACCACCTGAGTGCCGGTCGTGGCGGTTGCGGCGATATCCGCCGAGGCCTGGACCCAGTAGTATTCCCGGCCGTCGTCGCCCATTTCAATATCGCCAAGCTTATAGGATGGGCTGCCACCGGTATTCCCGCTGCTGATGCCGAGCTGCATGTCCCAATAGGGCAGCCCGGTGAATACGTCCGACAACTGCGGACCGAGCTGCGGCGTAGTGCGAAATGGAACAGAGTTTGCCATGATGATTTCCTTTCCTGTGTTCCGTTAAGCGGTCTTGATGCGAACTTGGCTGAGGGGATTCTCAACCACGAACTGACCAGACCAGACGATGCCCTGCGCGAAGGCGTCCTGGTTGATCGGGCGGATGCCGTCTCCGGGATGGAACGGGACGAATGCCTGGCCGGGGAACTCGTAGATAGCCAGACCATCGGTGTTCAGCGCGAAGATGGTATTCGTCGGCATGACGTTGCCGATACCACCAGCTGCCACAACGTCCACCAGACCGGCAGGTGTCCACACGCCAAGGCTTTCAAAGCCGAGGTTTGCCGCACGCTGCGTGGTGATGCGCTGGTGAGCGACCATCGAGGCCGACACAGCCGAGTAGCTGTTGGCGTCCATGATCCACAGATCGGGATACATGGCGTTGCGCGAACGAGCGAGCGCCACCTTCTCCATGATCGGACGAGCAGTCGTGCTGTCCCACGCCGTGTAACCGGACACGTCGCCGGCAGTCACGTCGTAGTAGGTCGTGCGCCAGTTCGGCACGGCGGCGCGATCGATACCGCCATAGATGCCGGAGTTGGCCACGATAGGCACAGCGCCGCCGAGGCCGATCATCTGACGACCGCCAGAGCCGGTGCCGTCGCCGACGAGCGAGGTTTCCCACTCTTCCTTGATCGTCTTTTCGGCTTCAGCGATATATAAGTCCATCAGATCGATGACTTCCTCGTCGCCCTGGTTGTACATCAGTTCGGTGCCGGTCAGCGAGAACATCGAGACGACGCGCGACCAATTGAACACCGCCGAGTTGAGCAGTTCACGCGGCGTGATTTCGATCTTGTCGTAGCCCGTGAACCACTGCGCCTGCAGCTTGTCGAACTGGATCGGGATGCGAAGCTCAGGACCGCCTGCCCGCTTGGTGCGGATGCGACCGGAGTCCTTGAGGATCTTGGTGAGAGGGGTGGATTTGTGAACGATGTCCTGAACGATCTTTGATCGTTTGGCCACGGAGGCAGTCAGCGCCTGACGGTACTGACGATCGGTAACAATAGCCATGGTCGTGTTCCTTTATGAGGCTCGACGCAATTCCTTGCGAAGCAGCGCTCTGATGTCGGTTGCGTCTGGGTCATCTTCTTCCGGGTCTTGCCCGGTCGGAGCGCCGCGGATGGATTTCGTGCCGGCGTCAAGCTTTGCAGGACGTTCGGTTTTGGCGGCAGGAGCCTCTTGGGTTTGAGTAGCTTCGACTGCGGAAGTCGGATTGATCCGAACAGCCATGTCGTAAGCAGTCTCAAGCCTCTCCTGAGGACTCAGGGACGCCGGAATTTTCCCGGACTGCAGGAAGAACGCGATGTCATCCTGCAGTTCGTCGTATCGCGGGTTTGCGGCCCGGAATGGGTTGATGATCTCTGCTGCGGCCTTCTCTTGGCGCATCTCATTGATCGTCTGTTCAAGCTGCTCGACCTTGCCGCTCATCTGCCTCACAGCAGGATCAGGCGCGGCCTGTGGCGCCGGCGCACGGTGCGCCTCGGGGTTATTCAGTACATGATGGGCATACTGCTCAGGCGTGATGCCGCGCGTTTCCATGATCTGTCGGATGGCTTCCAGCGGCTGCGACTGCAGCAGGCCATCGAGCGCCGTATATCGCTCAAGTGCATCCGAGACGGTCGTCTTGTGAGACTTCGCCATTTGGTCGAACTTGGACAGCTTCTGCCAGTTCTCGTGGCTTTCCTTGTACTGCGAAACTTCCGTCTCGTGTTCCTGCGAAAGCCGGCTGATTGCGGACTTCACGACATTCGGCACGTTGCCCCAGGCTTCACGTTCCTTGGGCAGAAACCGAGCAGGCGGCTCGACATGCTGGCGGCCCTCAGACGGACGCCGCTCCGAACCATCCTGCTCGGTTGCGACCTTCTCAGGTGCGCCCTCTTTGCCTTCGACCTGGGTTTCCACCTTCTCGGTCTTGGCGAACTTGCCGTCTTTCGCGCGCTCGCGCTCTGCCTTCTGTTCCTTGGTCTCAGCGTCGGCTTTGACCTCAGTCTTTTCCTTCTCGTCCTTGACCGGCTCCTTGCCGTCGCCCTTCTCCTTGGCTTCTTCCTCACGGATGCGCGCAAGTTCGCCTTTGATCGTATCGCCAGGGGTCTCTGGCTTCTCGACCTTGGCAGGCTCCGGCGCCTTCGGTTCGGTGAGGTCAGGAGCGCCGCCACCAGTGCCGAGCGGTGCGCCGCCCTGATCAATAGACGTGGAAAGGGGCGCCGTGCCCGGAACGGGCGCAGCTTGCATAGTGTCGGTCATGGATAATCCTTGTCTGAGGAGGATTGGCGGTTAGGTGATTGCCGCGATTTCAGGCGAGACATTGCCGGACTTCACGTCCTGGATAGCCTGCCGGATATCATTGCGGCGCTTCTTCGGGTCCGGCGTGAAAGCCGGCGCCTTGATCGTCTCATTGCCGATCGGCACGAACTCTTGACCGAACGGGTTGCCATCGGCCTTGTAAGTGCGCTCGAGGTCGCGTGACGTGTCGTAATATTTGCCGTCTGCCATTGACTGCACCGGCCGATCGAAGGCGCCGACGATCATAGGCATGGCGAAGCCGGAACGAGCGCGCTGCGGCTCCTTCACCTTGCGCATGACCTGACGGCCATTGCCCAGATCGTACCAGCGATACTCGGTCATCAGGCTTTGAGCGCCGTTCGCATGGCATCGACCTTCGCCTTGATCTCCATGCAGAGTTCCAGCAGCTCGACCACAGTGGGCGTTGCCGCATTGGCAATCGTCGTTGCGCCGTCCGGTGTCGGAAGAGTTCCGGTCGTCGCGGTCACGGTGTTGGTGGTCAGCGCAACAATTGCCGCCTTTGCGGCAACGGCACCATCGATCTGAGATGCTACTTCTTTCGCAAGCGGCGGGACCATCGCGAGTTCAACAAGCCGAGTCGTGTTAGCCATTGTGATATCCTCTGGGTTAAGCCTGAACGATGAGCGGCACGCCGCCCGTGATAACAATCGTGATTGGAATGCCGGATGTGGCGACCTTCGCCAGAGGCGCGCCGCTGGCTACGTTTCTGACGGCCAACCCACCACTTGCGACGATGACGACGGGAAACCCTGCCATTACACCGGCTCCTTATCGGCCTGACGCTCGGCCAAGCTCATTTGGCGGTCACTGCTGCGTTCGGTGAAGTCCTGCTGACGATCGGCGCGGCTTTCGGCGCGTTCGCCCTGCTGCTCGCTGAACGACTGTTGGCGCTCGCCGATTTCCATCTTGTGGTCGGTTTCCGCGGCTTGGCGCTGGCGATCTTCCGCGGCCATGGCGTGTTCGGTCTGACGCGAGTGAATATCAGCAACGGTCTTGATGTCCTCACGGTCCTGCGTGCGCGTATCGCTCTGTACGTCCAGGCCCATCTTCTCGATTTCGGCAAAAATCTTCTGTATCTGCGCATTGGTCAGATCGACCTTCGACTGCAACCCGCCAAGCTCCAGCTGCATCTTCTGCTGATCAGCCTGCGCCTTTGCTGCCGCCTCAGCGCCGCGAAGCTGGATATCCTGCATCTTGCCCTGCGCATCGACTTGCACCTTCGCGGTCGCAGCCTGTGCCTTCACAAGTTCGGCCTGTGCCAGCTTCTGGTTGGCCTCGGCCATTGCGGCGTTAGCATCGTCGCTGCCATTCTTGGCAGCTGCGGCAGCCATCTGCGGTGCGCTGTCAATGAACTCATCAATAACGCTGTTGAGCGTGCGACCAACCCGATAAGGCTGAAGCGTGAACTTCATCACTTCGCCAGCCAGCTTGGCTGCAGCTGGACCCATCGCAGCAAGGCTCATAAGCCCCGTTGTCGCGCCGCTGAAGACCGTCATGAACTCGTTACGGCTGGCCTTCTCGGCCTGCTCATCACTGAGAATGGTTGAATCCGTCTCGATCTCGAATGCAAACCCGCGCGCCTTGTCGTCACGCAACAGCTTCATCACGTCCTCGATCGGGACCTGCTCGCTGGCTTCCTTCAGCATCGGTGCATACTTAGAGATGATCTGCTGTTGAGCCTGCTGGAACTGCTGTTGGCCCTGTTGAGCCATCTGCTGCATCTGCTGAGGGTCTTGCTGCGGCTGCTGCTGGGCTTCCTGAGCGGCCTGCTTGGCCACGTCAGCCAGTTCCTTCAGCTCTTCCTTGGCGTCCTTCTCGATCTCCTTGACCTTCTTCTCGATCTCGGCCTTGGTCGGAATCTCCATTTGGCTCATGTCGAGGAGGGTCTCTTTCGAGAACTCCTCAGCCATGATCTCTGCGGCAATCTGCGTCACATCGCGCGCCAGGCGCTGCAGCTCGTCCACCTTCTCTCGAACACGGACCGAGCCGTACTGGCTCTTCAGCTCCTGCGCACCGAGCGTTTCATCCGCCTCAGTCTCGCCGCGCATGATGTCCGAAATGCCGGACAAACGGTCGTAGTCCGAGAACAGCTCACGCCGGGCCTCAATCAGCCCCTGAATAGCTGTGGCGATATCCGCCAGCGGCAGCCACGTCACGAATCCACTTGAACTACCGGCCATCAACGCGGCGCCCGGCACCGGGATTAGCAGCGATGAATTGGTGTCATCACTCAGTGCTTGCTCGATAGCATCCCCAATATCACCGCCGGCAGGGATCAAGCCCTTCATGCGGATCATGTCGAGAAGATCGTAGATACGCCGCGTCAGGCTGTTGATCTTCTTGAAATGACCGGCATAGCGCACGTAATCCGGCACAGGAACCAACGTCCGAGGCCGCAACGTGCCGAATGCAGGACGTGGGCAAGGGAAGAAGCCACGCAAGGTCAGGTGCGGCTTACCCTCGTCAAGCATGACGGGAACGCCCTCAGCGACCCAATAAACGCGCTTGTCGCCCTTGTGCCAGACCTCCCATACGCCGTACTTACCCTCGTTCTCCTTGTTCTCGCCTTCACCCGTACAGACCGTCGCGCCCATATAGGCGTCACCAGAGGTCTTCTTGAAACGCTTGCGCATTTCCTTGCGCGTCATCCAGGCTCGACGTGCTGCCCATGGCAGATCCGACCACTTGCGAACCTGCGGGATCAGGAAGTCCTTGCGGTCCAGATGATCAACGCAAACACGCTGGCCGCCACCATCCTCGTCAGTCTCATAGGTTAGCCAGAGCTGGCCGCGATTATAAAAGATCAAGTCATCACGAGCGCAGATCATTGCCTCGTCAATGCCGGCGCCGACCATGCTGAACGTAGAAGTAACGTTTCGCTCCAGCAATTCCGCTGTCACGTTCTGAAGCTGGCGCCGGTCCTTAAACATGGGCGACACGACAGGCCGCGGCGGACGCGCATAGATCGCCGGCTTCATGATCTCCATGGAAGCCCAGAACAGGTCATAATCTACGTCTGACCATTCAGTCTCGATGTAACCGGCCTTACGGCCGTAGATATCATCAATGCGATCGCACAGCGCCTGCCAATCATACAGATCGCGGCTGGCCTTCTTGATCGCAGACAGAATGCGGGCAGACGACTTCGGCTCTTCGGCAACAGTCAGGGTATCAGTATCCTGATCGTCGTCGTATTGGTCAGTCATCCAGCGCGTCGTTTCTGGCCTGGCAGCGGGGGTGCAAGTGCATATCCATCCTCAACTTGGTAGACAGGCTTAGCCTGCTCAGCTTTGGGCTTCGGTAGTTCCCGCCAGCCCATCGCTAAATATCTGAACGCGTCAGCAAGGTGAGATGCCCAATCATGCACCTCATTTTCCTTGAAAGCTTTCTTCTCATCGTCCCATTCGCGCCGGTATTGCTCCAGCGCCGACATTCCCTCAGATTCCGTCCGAGGATGAAACACACACCGCGGCAACGTCTTGCGCACCGCGTTGATGCCATCCAGCTTGGATGCGATCGGTACTACCTGTGGCTTGAGCCCCAACCCCTGCATCGTCTCGACGCGGGTTCGACCCGTACCCCATTCCTTCACGCGGGCGTCGTGGGGCACAAAATCTATGCCGTCCTTCCACTTGTATTTCTCTCGCCGCTCTTCAATGACCGTGGCGTAGTGATCGACACCAACGCCAGAGGCGCTGTAGCAATCGAGGATGTAGACTTGCGTCCCGACGATCTGGAACCACCAGATGGATGTGTCGTCTCGAACGCCAATGTCCCATGCCCGGTGAACCTCACGGTCAGGCAATGCCTCGATGTCGGCTATACGTCCTTCCTTGCGGACGTTGACCATCTCACGAGCATAGAACGCGCCCAGGATGGCTGCGTTGAAACTACATTCGTATTCCTGCTGGAATTGTGCAGTGCCGATATCGGCGCCGTACAGCGCAACGTATTCCTCTAAGCTCTCTTCGATCTGGGCAGCGGATAGTGCGCCCGTATTGTGGATGCTCAGAACCTCTGCAAACCACTTCGGGTTGCCCTTCGCCATCTCCATCAGCGCATGAGCATGATTGCGGCCGCGCGGCGTGGTAATGAATGCCGCCCAACCGTCGTTTTCCTCCAGCATCGGCCGGATGTAAGCCCATGCACTCGGGTTGGCCAAAGCGAACTCCGAGAACGTGACGCCGGCAACACCTGCGCCGACCAGGCTGTTATACCGATCAGATCCCACCAACTGCCAAGTCGAGCCGTTGACGAACCGGATGAACATCTCCTGCTCGTTTGTCGTCTCCCGGAGATCATGCGGGAAAGCCTCGTCTATTCTCCGTTTGCCGGTGTGCGGGTTAACCGCAGCCCAGAGCGCCTTGCGGGCCTGAGCGTATTCAGGAAGCGCCGTCCAATACGTCGCCGGCCGCTCGAACGCTGCAACCGCTGTACGGTGCAATAACACGTCGTCCTTGCCTGCTCGACGATGCCAGATACCCAGCGCCCGCTTGCCACCTCGCTCCAGATAGTCCCACAGTGGGCGCTGATAAGGCCGCGGTTGCCATTGGTTAGGAAGCCTTATCCGCAAAGCGAACGATCTCCAGTACCATAGGCCCGCCGCCGTCGCCCTTGTGCTCAACGCTGGCCAGCTTGGCGTGAACATACGGGGCAGCCGCCTTGGCAGCATCCATCCGGGCCTCAGTAGCCAGCCCCTCGTCACGCAAAATGGACAGCATGTAATCCAGCGGGGTTATCCCGCTCTCAACAGCCTTCTTGCGCGCTTCAGCATCGATCTTGTTCGCGCCGCCCTGCTTGCGGCCGGCACCAGGTCTAGGTCCGCCGTGAGTCATCTTGAAATCTTGAAAAACATTCGAGTGCCATCACGCGCAATCATCCGATGGCGCGACATAGGCCGGCAAATCTCTCTGGCACAAAGTGGTTGCAGTGCTGGAGCCTCCACCCAACCGACCCGTAGAAGCCGGCCCAAAATCATCCGGCGCATTGCACAGCGGCGCCTCTTCCTTGCCGGCGCGGAAGTCGATTCCATAAACAACTTCGCCCATGTGAGCCTCCGAATTGTCGCCGGTCTCTCCCGACTGTCACCACAGCTTGGCCCCGAACGCGCTATGCCGTCGGCCTGATACCAAGCTAGCCTTACAAGGGCCTGATCGAGCGTGGTTCCCCATTGGAAGGTCGGACAGCCCCACCAGTGAAGCCGGCCAGGGGGATGTTGGGCTGAGGTGAGACTGTCCGGTTGGAATCTGGCGCTGTCTTTCCAGCTGTCACCAGCCCGACTATTCCCCGAACTCACCTATTGCAGCGTCCCGCAGGCTTATCGGATGGTAGCGTGGAGCCTTGCGGCTTTTGGTGCGCACCCAGTCTCGGAATCAAAAACCCGCCAAGCTGGTTAGGCTGGCGGGCGCAAATCACGATGATGCCTGATTTGGGGTGATTTCACGCCCCATGTCAAGAGTCACCGAGTCCGCTCCGCCATTTTGTCCAAGGTGTTTATAACATCGATCTGACCAGTTCTTATCCCGGCGATGAACTGCCGATGCTTTAGCAACTCCTTGTTCGCTTCCCGCAACGCGTCGCGAAGTGTGTAGTTCTCTCGCTGAACCGCCAGGTGCTTGCTTTTGAGCATGAATGGCCACTGCATCACCCCACCCCCCACAGATTGGCTAGGAGAGTCGCTGACTCGCGTATGACTTTCTGGGCAGCCAACCTAGTCCGATAGGCGGAAGCGTATCCCAGAGTCACGCCAGCCACGTCTAAGCCCCATCCAGCACAGACGAAGTTATCGATCACAATACCGGGCTTGTGACCGAGCTTTTCACGAGCTAGCCGCCACTGCTGCCGATGGTGGGCCTGCTTCTCGGTCTTGGCCATGCCAGACATCGAAGTCGGGTCCGATGCAAACACCCGGTTGAGATCGACGCTGCCAACTGACTCCTGGAGCCCAGCATGGTGCCAGTGATGCTTGTAGCGTTGCAGCGCGATATACTCGCGGCGAAGCTGATGCTCCGAAGCGATCGACTTGGCCGCCTTGGTCAGTCGGCTGTACAGGCGATCCAGCGAACTATCATGGAACTGATAGATGCGCCCGCCCTGCTTATCGTCACCGACGACGAAATGATCGCCAGCCTTAGCCAGCCGCTCTGCCGTTGGTCCTATCTGCCGGCGTTCGATCGTGAACTTCTGTGATTTGCGTTTAGCCATTGCCACTTTGCCTGCCCCTTGTGCTGTTGTCTGACGCTGAACGCTACTGACTGACCGACTTGTCCGCCCGAGTTGGACGAGCGGAGGGCGTTCTGGTCATGATCCTGCACTCGCATATCGTTTGATCATTTCCGCACCCGGGAAATGCTGCTTGACCGCATGAGCGAATTTGAATGCTTCGACTGACGCCATCAGGCCGGCGACCTCATCCGGCGTGACCCACACCACGTCCTGCCCGTGAAGTTCAGCAACCCGACCGACCGACGCCTTGGAATGCCCGACCGCGACCTTCAGGCCGGTCGTGGGATCACTCCCCAGCATGTAGGCGTCATCCGGCTCCCCTGACTGCTCCATCGCCCTGACAGCCGCCGCCCAGCCACGGCACATCGCGGCGCCCTGTAGCTCGACCTCGTCGGCCGTGCCGGTGACACACGCCTGGTCGAACAGCCCGCGCTGCTCGTGCAACCGAGTTGCCAAGGCTGAGTCAACTCGTCGCAGGGCAAGGTTTGTCCATCGCGCTTCGAACGACTTAGCGGCAGTGCTGACCTCGGCATGCCAATGCCGAACGGTGCTGTCCGAACGGGCGCTCATGACAGTACCCCGACGCAGCCCGACCCCATGGGGCGCAACAGTTCGAAGCCTCGTTCTATACTCGCTCTATATACACGTGCATATGTGTGCACATATGT